CATTGCCTCTGCGGTGACCTTTGCGCCACCGAATGTTGCAACGCCAGCCTCTTTGCGAGACTCTGCGATTGCTGCTGTACGTGCTTCTACCTTTTCGGCAGTTGCGATGCGCTCATCGAGCTTTGCAATTTCATCTTGCGCTGCTGATGCTGCATCCAGAGCTTCTGCGCTGACATCTTCTGCTGCGAGAGTTGTTTCAACCTCGGCAACAAGACCATCGCGCTGCTCCTTGAGCTTTGATGCTAGAGACATTGTTGTCCCTTTCTCTTGGATTGGATTGGAACCAGTCGGGGCGAGTGCGCCGAGGGTTATGCCTTGCGATTACGCAAGGAATGCTGTTTGACCTTGAGAGCCAACTTCTTCTTTCGGATGTCAAGGTCTTGTTCTACTGTGGAACGCATTCCAACACTTGTTGAAGAATACGCTGGCAAAGTGACAACCGAGACCTCAAAGAGTCGCTCGATTTGTGTCAATGTGCGAAGTCCAGCATCGCGAGTCTGTCCATCGGGTGCGACTGTGAATGCGAATGACATCTTGTCCATATCGCCTCGACGAAGTGCCGAGGAAAGTTCCTGAGCCTTTGGATTTGCAGGGTCAAGTTCTGCCTCAATGTAGAGACCTGTCTTGTCTTGACGAAGTTGCAAGGTTCCTGACTGGCTTGAAGCAAGTGGGATTCCTTCCATGTCGTGATTGACAAGGAGGAAGACTGGATCGCCAGAAGATAGGGCGCGAGTGAAAGCACCGGGAGCGATGACTTCACGGAAATTCAAGCCATCTGCTTCCTTGTTGAAGGTTGCAGCGTAGCCAGCAATCCGAAGCGATCCATCGGTTGTATCAACCGCACGAACCTCGGCACTCATTGTGATGCGTTCTGCTGTTGCCATTGCCTTGCGCTGTTCCATCATTTCGACATCCTCTGCTCTTGGGGCTGGAAGGGCTTTGATAACTGTCAAGATGTCTGGGCGGTGAACCGACACGACATCGGTTGGAACCCATCCATTCCCCTGCTCCTTGTAGATACGGACTGAGAATGCTGGCTGGTCTGGTGTTGTCTCTAAGACATAGCCTTCGGATGACTTTGCCTGACCCTTGGTGACTACTTTCTCAACCTTGCCCTTGGCGCGACCATTGCTGGTGTTCCAAGAGACGAAAGTTCCTTCTCCGATACGAGCTGCGGAAGCGCGACCCTCGAATGGAGCCTTGATGGAGTCATCGTTGAAAGCCTTTGCCATCTTTGCATAGTAGGCAGCAACTTTGGTCTTGATTGCATCCTGCTGATCGCTTGGGATTTTTACTCCACCGCGAGCGCCGTTCAAGATTCCTGCAACTGCGAAGATTGCTTTTGGAACTGCCTTCAATTCGCCATCGATGATGTCTGCGAATTGCAACTTGTATGAGCCGAGAAGTTCCTTGTTGGATTCATCGACATAGAAGAATGCTTTGGCGTACTTTGACCAGTCGATTGAATCTCCACCAGCCCAAGCCTGAACGCGCTTATCGGCTGCTGCTGCATCCCAAGTTGTGTCGCGGTCTGCGAAAGCGAGGTCATCGGAACCAATGACGGCGCGAATTTCTTCATCGGTCATCGCCGAATAGGAAATCATCATTGGCATGATGGCTGCATCGAAGTCATCTGGGACATCATCTGCATCGACACCCTGGTCATCGAGGGCATCTGGTGAAGGTTGGGTGACTTCCTGACCGAGAGATGCGGTCAATTGCCACTTCCAGAACTGATGCTGGTCAATACGACCTGCGAGGAAGTTGGCAACTCCCTGCTGATTGTAAGCACTAGCGCAATCGAAAGCATCTGACAATTCATCAAGAACGATGTCATTCGCTGAAAGAAGGTCATTGGCGAGTGCGATTGGGTCTTGCAAAGTTGTTGAAGCATCTTCGATTGAGCGAAGTGCTAAGAATGAGCCGAGTGTGAATGGTGCAAGAGAGCCGAGCTTGCGAAGGTTCTCCGCAATTGGATCGATTGACTCATAAACATCTTCGTAAATCTTCAGGAATAACTTGTGGTATTCGCTGAAGTCTGCGCCTCGGACATTCCAATGAGCGCCGTGAGCGCGGAAATAGAATGAGACGACATCGGCAAGCAGTTCGGTCAATTCTTCATTCAAGTCTGGAACCTGATTCATGTCTGGCATTTCACTCTCCTTGGATTCCATCAGGGAAAGCGCCCTTGCGCTTTTCGTGATTTGATTTCTGATTTTTGTTGCCCACTCGAAACCTGGGTCTCCACCCCAAGCCGACCAAGCGACTCTCCCTGCTGATGGAAAGCCATCTTCCCCTGAATTGAAACCCTCTGCCTTCTTGTCCACTTCGTGCCTCTTGAAGAATGAAAACATTCTCAAGATTGTTTCTGCACTTACTGGGTGTCCAGCAGCCAAGTCGCTTGCTCTTTTTTTGCCCACAGGTGTGAAGCCAGAGCCAGCATCACCATCAGCAATCCAACCCAAAGCCATTTTCGCTTCATCTTGGACTCCTTTGGGAACGCGATATGTTTCAGCCATTACTCAAGAACTCCCATCACAGGTGCGGAAGGGTCGGTATCTTCTCCGAGTGAAGGATTCTCTCCGCCAGCAGTTACATTGCCAGCAAGAGCCTGATTGAACTTATCTCCGCCCTCGTAAGGTTCCAATCCTTCAATCTGACGAACTTCATTTGGAGTGCGAGCGCCCATCGAAACATTTATCATGTTCACGCGAGCGCGAGTGATTGCATCTGTACGAAGTAGGGTTGAAGTATCGAATGCGACATCATCTTCAGGGTCAAGAATGTTTGAGATTGCAATTTCAATTCGACGAAGCCAAGGGGCAATCGTATGAGTGAGGAAATTGAGGGATGCTTGTTCTACATTCTGATAGGTCTGATTATCGCCAGAGGCCAGGAGTAGGTGCGACGGAATGCGGAAGATGCGAGCGATGTCGCGAATCAACTGCTCGCGAGACTTGATCATCTCTGCGTCGGCTGCTGAAGTTGTGATTGGCTTGAAGGTCAGGCCATCAGAGAGAACTGCTGGCTTGCGGTGACGGCGATGGGTTGCCTCCCATGTCGCCTGAATGACGCGAGCCTGTTCCAAATTCAGCTTTTGCGGAGTCTCAAGAACGCCAGAAGGTGTTCCTCCCTCGCCGTAGAACTGGGCAAGGTGGCGATCCATAGCGATGGAAAGGCCGATGAGATTGCGAGCCTGATTGAGTGGGGAGATACCCACCAAAGATTGAGGCGGTGTGAACCAGCGAAGGTGAAGAATATCCTCACGGTTCATCTCGTTGCCGAGGTGCAAATAACGGCGACCGGTCATGTCACCTGTTGGAAGCACCTGCATTTGATAAGGGTGCAAAGGAACAAGACCAATCATGTTGCCCAAGCGATCGCGGTCGATTTTGACATAAGCATTTCCATGCAAAGCCATCGAAGCGACAATCTGGTGAATCAATTCGTAAGTGTTTGATTCTGGGTCAGGGTCGGCAAGTACATCAGGCAAAGGTCGCATGACTCGCTTGCCATCATTGCCAATGGTGTAGCAGCGAAGTGGCATGGAAGCAACAGAGTCAGCAAGAAGTGAGACAGCGCCGAGAACGGATGAGACACCGAGAGCAGTCCATTCATCAATTCGCTCACCAGCAGCCGAGGTCATAGATGTTTGACCATAAAGCTGACTCAATGGGGAAACATAGTTATTGAATTGAGGGTATCGGCCTACTGTGAAGGATTGGATGCCACGCGAGAAGATGCTCATTCATTTCCTCCAAAACCAGCGAAGTCTGCTAATACTGAACCAACGATTGCCAAGATTCCTCCTGCGATGAGTGCTGCGCCAAGTCCAAGGATGATTCCGACACCTGTTGCGATTGATAAAGCACCAACAACTTCAACTGCGGTGCTGATTTTTTCACGCATTTGGAACCTCCATTGTGAACGGGTCGAATACTTGTGGCAATGAACCACCCTGAGATTGCCACCATGCAGCTCTTTCGAGCGCCATGACGGATGAGACTGCAAGGTCAATCCTACGCTTTGAGCCTTTCGCTTCTTTGGAAAGTCTCGAACCGCGATTGTCGGTGCGAAGTTGAGCGTTGCCGATATGTCGTGCAAGTTGAGCGTCACCATTTTGGGTGATTGTCTTATTCATGACCGACTCGAAGAATCGTGTTGTCGCCGGGGTCATTCGGCTAGCGGTCTGCGGGAAGGTGACAACAGGCAAGCCTTCATCTTCAAGCACCTGGAATGTTCTTGCCCATCGGTATGGATCGCAAGCAATTTCAAGAACTTGCCATCTGGTCGCTGCCTTGCGAATGGCATCCTCAACTTCAAGAACAGGAACCTGCCAACTCGCATCAGCTTCGTCTGGCTTCTCCCAAATTGCAACGGGCATGATGTGTGGAGTTTCCTCAACCGATACCGCCACGATTGCGGTACAGTCGCCGTTGAATGATCCGTCGAATCCGAGAACGACATCAACGCCGTCAGGAATTTCCTTCTCGACTGCAATCGCATCCCACATTCCGTGAGGAAGCCAAGTGTCAGATGTTGAAGTCCAGATATTCAGGCGCTTGGTCTTGAATTCAGATTCAGGCGTTCGCAAGATAGCAGAGGCGAAGTCATCGGATGCGACGATGTCATCGAATCCGGGGTTTGCTTCTTTCCATGCATTTGGATCGCGATAGTCGCCATCGTTGTTGGCTTCCCACCAGGCGAAGAAGAATGTCGGGTCATTGACTTCGCCACTAGCAACGCGCTTGCCGTATTCATAGAGACTGAAGCAGATGGAATCTTTGCCAGATGAATCGGTCTTGACTCCTGCGGTGGTAATTGCCACCAGCATCGGTTCAATTCTTGCACCCATTGCGAGTGACATAACATCGAAGAGTTCGCGATTGGGTTGAGCATGGAGTTCATCGAAGCAGACAAGAGTCGGGTTCAAGCCTTCTTTGGAGAATGCATCTGCTGATAGAGCGCGATAAACAGAGCCAGTCTTGGGATTGTGAATCGTGTCTTTATAGACTGTGAGCAGTTCGGAAAGTTCGGGATGAAGGCGAACCATTTCCTTCGCCGTGTTGAATACGATTTTCGCTTGTTCCTTTTCAGCAGCGCAAGAATAGATTTCCCCGCCTTGCGCTCCGAGGACTAGCGATTCAAGAGCAACAGCAGAGAGCCAAGCAGACTTTCCATTCTTGCGCGGAAGTCCGACCAAGCCGACACGATGACGAAATTTCCCATCGGCTTTGACTGCGAAGAGTTGTCGAGTGAGTTCGCGTTGCCAACCTCGGAAGACAAGGTCTTCGCCAGCGTGTCCAGCAATGGAGTCTTTGGTGATCTTGCAGAGTGCTTCAGCGAAGTCTGCAATGTCATCACCTCTCGACCTTTTCAAGTCTGCTTCTGGAACTTTGGTCAGCCAACGCGGTGGAAAGCCATCAATCTTCTTTGCCATTATGCCCCCCGGCTGAAATTACTGTCGAGCCTCTCGCTTGGCGATGAGCTTGTCGATGGCGCTGATCGCCTTGACCTCTGCAACCCCAAGTCGGGAGCGAGCAGTTGGGTCGAAGCCTAGCGATGAAAGTGAGTCCACGAATGCTTTGTTCAAGTGAACGAGCAATCTGCCATCTGCCGATTCCAGAGTCGCACGATATTTGGCACGAGCTGCTGCAAGGTCATCGGCGAGGCGAGCCGCGTTCTCAATGGCTTGGATGTCGCTTGAAGGTGAGAGCCATGTGATTGCGTTCGCCCACGCCGAGTTCCAGAGCGCGATGCCATCCTTGCCAAGACCTGCTGGTGGCTCTGGGATGGATGAAGCCATTGGGATTGTCGTGATGACTTGAAGGTCAGGAAGTTTGCGCTTGCCTGGGTTGCCCGTGATCCGCTTCAACTCTGCTGGCTTAGGAGGGCGACCTGCGGTCATCGCATAACCTCCAAGATTTTTTCCGAATTGGTAATTTCGCGAACAGAGATAAAAAACGGGGGGGCTGGGTCTATGCGTAACCGCCAGAAAAAACAGAAATTTTTTTCAATTTATGTCTATGCGTCGCGCTTGGAAGAGTTGCACGAACGACAGGCTGCTCGAAGATTGTTTGTGTCAAGCCTAGAACCACCGCGAGACAGGGGAACGATGTGATCGACAGTCGCATCCTTACCAATCAACTTCTTGTTGCAGTAGTAGCAAGTCCAAGAATCCCGGGCTAGAACAACCAAGCGAACTTGTTGCCATTCGTAATCATATCCACGCCCCGATGCAGGGCGGTATCTCTTTGGCTTTCCTGAAAGATAGATTGCTTCGCATTGTTCGCATCTACTTCTTGCAGTTGGCTTGCCACACGATAGGCATGAAAGTTTGGGCGACATGGGCGGGGTTTATTTCATTCCGTAAATGTTCATTTATTTCCCACCAATAGGGGCGGCCTTCATCCAAGTGTGGATGACACCACCAGAGAATGCATCGTGCTTGGTAGCAATTGCAATCGCATCCTCAAGCAATGAAGTGACTTGAGACTCTGTGCGAATCTTCTTGTTGTTCAATGCATAAGTGATTGCGCCGAGTGCATATGCCTCACCGCTTCCTGCTGTATAGACACCATCGACAGATCGTTCCCATGAATAGTCTTCATCGATGCGATAGCACTTGCCATCTACAATGACGAGGAAGATGTTGTTGTGAACAACTGTCGAATCTTCTTTGTTGATTTCATATCCCGCTTCGATGAATGCTTTCCGCATCGAGGGAATGAGAATACTTGTCACGAACTTATCTGTTGATAATCTTCCGCGCTTTGGTGCAGTCCATGAATGTTCAAGGATGTTGATGCCCCGGACATCACCTGCACCAGCAATGATGAAGTCGCCGTTCTCGAATATCTTTCCATTGGGCAACATCTGGATTGAACCATTCTGATCCGATGACTGAGAGTCACAGGCAATCACACAGAATGCATCTGTCTCAATAGCAGCGAGCGTTGTCATCGATTCCCCGTTTCATTCTTCGCATCCAACAGCTCATCGAGAAGTTCTTGCAACATTTGTTTGCGAAAGTCTGAGGCGATGCGAACTCCATCCGCGATGGATGCAATCATCTCATCGAGGTTGGAAGTTGAAGTCTCTGTCGAAGCCATACGGGTGAATGTACCCTGCGCCGTTGTCACTTTGATGGTGTAGGCAGAACGAACTCGACAATGAAATTGTACCATCACGCTTGCTTCGACTTTGTCAAATCGTTTCAACGCTTGGCTTGAAAGTCTATGAGGTCATAGGAGGACATCATCTTCTTGACCTTGTGACGGCGAGCGAATTGATGGACTGCCTTCACCGTCATTCTGAAATAGATTGCTATCGCCTCGGCATCTAGCCACACCTCTTGGCGAGAAGACATGGCAACCGCCATCAGGCGAATGGTGTTCCATTGATTGCCACACTTTCGGCAGTCGAAGAGGTCTAGTGGATCATCATGGTTGATTGTCAGGAAGTTGCCACAGATGGAATCTGGCATCTCGGTCGGACAGGCAATCTTGTGCTTCTTCTCGACAAAGGAGCGAGATGCTGCAATTCCTGTCGAATGAAGCTCTCGAACCTCTCGGGCGAACTCGCCAATCCAATCCTGCTTTCCTGACCATGACAGATGGGTCTGGTGAAACTTGATGGTTGCCTGAATCTTCTTCTCAAGGGCAGATGGTGGAATGAAGGCTGGTGGAACCAATTTGCGATCTGCTCGGATGAGTTTTTCCCACTCATGCAGAATCCCGAGGATGTCATCTCCTGCGATGAAGGAGAGGGCATTGACATTGACTCCGATGGTGCGCTCGCTACTTCTAGCCCCCGACCCACTTCGACCGGGTAGGAGTTCAGAGTGAGCGCCTTTCCAGAATTCCATCAAGTCATCGAGCTGAGAGTGAATCTTGGTGTGACATCGCTGGCAGATGCCGTCGTGCTGGATGGCTCGGTTACAGAGTCGGCATTGGTTATCCATCAGAATGGGAATCCTTCGCTTGAGTAGGTGACGGGTTCAGGTTTGCGAAATAGTTCATGCGGGATGGTGAAGTCGAGCTGGTCGCATTCATGAGCAGCGAGAACGATTTCTGATCCATCCGACTTCTCAATCTCGGCCAGCCCCCGCATCTTGACCAGTTGCTCCCTGGTCGTCTGGAAGATGCGAACCCCTCTGCCCCTTGCTAGGAACTCGGCCTCAAAGTTGAGTGGAGTTGGCGCAAGTTTGACGGCGAAGCCGATGACATGGCACGACCAGATCGCCGACTTGCACTTGGCACAGAAGTCAGGAATTGGGGATGTTGAGATGAAACTTTTATTCATTCAACACCCACCCCACCCCTTCCCTTTCCCCCTATAGAGGGGGGAAAGAGGGAAAGGGTCATGGGAAATTTTGCCATTTGACCCTTTCCCGCTTTTGGGAAAGGGTGGGAAAGGGTCAAATTGAGCGTGAATTTTGGGAAAGGGTGGGAAAGGGTCGTTGGCAGAATGACCAAATCCTCGGGAAAGGGTCGGGAAAGGGTCGTTTTTGGACACTTATGCATTGTCAGCTTCTTGCCAATCAAAGGAGCGAATGCCCCCGACCTTGTCTTCTGCCTCCCGATATGAGCGAAGCAATTTGAGATTGAGTGAATTGCGAGCGCCATGCTCTATGACCACGAACTTCTCATCAATGAGATTCTGGATCGCAACCATTACCCACTCTGCCTTGCCCTTGACATCCTTGATAACTGCCGATTTCGACAATGGCGTGGATGCCCCTTCAAGGAGTCTGCTGACCGATTCCATGAGATGAGTAGGTCTGGTCTTATCGGTGTTCATCATCGGAGCTTCAATCTTCATTGTCACCGATCCATCAGCTGTGGATGTCAGCAAGACCATTCCAGCAATCTTGGCTTCCTTGGAATTGGCTCTGACATGACCCGGGCGGTCTTTCGTCACCTTCAGATTCAATTCTCCCGACATTCCTCGACCGAATGGCATGACCACTTCCACCGAGATTGCCACGCCATTGATGTCAGCTCTTTTGGCTTGAGCGCCGATGGCGTAGTTGCCCCGACCCTCTTTGCTCTTGGTGACATGGTCAATGGTGCAGACCGCTGCCCCAGAGTTTGCCAATGGTCGAAGGAGTTGCTGGCTGAAGTAGGTGGCATCCTTGTTGGAGGTCAAATCTAGCCCTAGAAGGGTCATGGCAGCGTTCACGCCATCAACGATGACCAGTTCAGGCTTGAATGCGACAAGTCCATCCACAAGGTCTCCTCGCGCCTCTGGTGACAAGTCTTGGTCAGGGTTGGCATATTGGAATGAGGCGAATTGAATGTCTGTGACTCCGAGAGAACGAAGTCTGGAAAGAATGCCTCGCCCCGAATCCTCAAAGTCCAAATATATGACCTTCTGCTCTACTTCCAACGCTTGCTTGACGGCGAGCAGCGCCACCCAAGTCTTGCCCGATTCTGATTCGCCCAGGAGTGCATTGATTTTGCCCCGATAGAACAATCGATGTCCATCGCTTCGAGATAGGAATTCGGGCGCTGGCTCCTCTTGCGTGTTGTCGAGGTCAAGTGGCTTTGGGAACCAACTGGTGCGCTCTCTTGGAATCTCGATGTGATCTGAATCAAGGTCGGGAACTAGCGCCAAATTTGGAGTTGAATTTGGAGCAAGCAATTCGCCCAGAGTCGGCATCGGCGATGCTTTGCCATAGCCCAAGCCTTTCAATGCGCGAGCAGCCTCAGAGAAGTCATCGCCATGATTGAGATGGGCGAATGCTGCGAATTTGGAATACGCCTTCTCCTGCTCGAATGTCGTCGAGGTGGTGAAGACATAGAGATTGCCCGTTGAAACTTTTGTGGTCGCTGAGATTCCGAACTTCTTGCCTGGTCGTGTCCAGTAGGTCGTGTCACCCGATGTGAATGCAACCTTCCAGCCAACTGGCTCGAGGATTTCCTTCCAAGTCGCTCTTGCGTTGAAGTCATCACCCGGGCGCGATCCATCGTGAGTTGCTGGCTCTGATAACGAGCTGACGACTGCTTCCTTCTTGGGCATGGAATCAAAGGCTGAGAAGACCGAAAGGATTGCCTCATTCTCTTCACCCGAAAGCATCGGAATTGTCGCTGGCGATCCTTTGAGCAATTGCCAACTCTTGCCCGACGGATGCACCGAACCATGAGAAGGAGATGTGACAACGAAGCCACCTTCACCTCTTGTCTCTGCCAAGACTTCAACTGTGTCATTCGCACCAGGTCTCCGAGCAAGTTTGGTGTTGCCCGGAACTGGCTCATCTGCCAATCGCCATAGCCAATGCAGACCGCCCGTTGGAGTTATCTCGACATAACCATTGGAGATGATTGTCCAGAGTTCACCGAGTCCAGAGCTGAAGGCCATCTCTCTGGCTTGCTCCAAGATGCCACCTTCAACGGCGCGACCTTCCAGTTCTACCATCAAGAGATTGCCAGAGACCAGACCTGTGATGATGCCGATTCCTTGGCCGTCACCGCTGAACCATTCGATGACTTGCTCTCGGCTTGGGCGAGTGACTTGATATTGCTTCCACGATCCGATGGGAGATTTTGACCCGTCAGCCTTTGCAGGGATGACACAGACACCAGCATCGTGGAAGTCGAGTGCTGCTTGAAGAAGACTCATTCTGATTCTTTCATTGCAAAATCAATCCGCGCTCTAGCAATCTCGACATATTCTGCCGACTGCTCGATTCCGATGAAGTTGAAACCCTCATAAGCACACGCCTTGCCAGTTGAGCCTGACCCCATGAATGGGTCGAGGACTGTGCCGTTTGGCGGTGTGATGAGCTTGACGAGGTATTGCATCAACGAGGTCGGCTTGACGGTTGGGTGGTGGTTCACCTTCAGCGTGTTCGAGCGATTCCGAGGATTGGAACCCCCTTTCTTCCCCTCTGCTCTTCCATCGTGTTCGCGAACTGCCTCAAATCCATCCAGCCCCTCATTGCGATCGCGTTTGGAGGTCTTGGCGCAATAGAAGAATCGAGCTGCGCTGCCAGAGTCATCAAATCCTCGAACTGTGTCAAAGTCGGGATTGCCGTCACCGAATACCTCTGACCCATTGAATCCAACACCGCGATTTGATTTCTGCGACTTCGTATCAGGAAACAACGCCACAACCTCATCGCTGCCATCGTGAATGAAGTTGGCAGGGAAGCGGCCTGCGGAATTATCAGGTCGCGCAAGTTCTTTGCGCCCACCATCTTCAACATCAGGCATATTGCCCACATTGTTTACTGTAACTTTGCCTTGTGGGGTTGCGCTTGCTTTATCAACTTCAGATTGAAATTCAACCCGCGACCCATCAATGTTCAACCCACCCACGCCATAGGTCAGCACATTGTTGGCAACAGTTCCGACAATCGGTTTGCGAGCAAGCACCATCGGCTCGTGCGCTGGCTTGAGCGCCGTTCCCCAGCCTTGCCATTGCTTTGCTGAGTCGGTGATTGCAACATCATCTGCAACCATCGCCATTTCTCCACCTTTTGCACCGCCACCATAATTTCCACTGCCTGATGCAATAGCAACCCATTTCAAATCCCTGTTGCGCTCCGCACCTGCCGACTTGTCAATCGCCTTTGAGATATCCAGCGACTTCGGGAATCCCGATCCATAGACCCACATAATCTGGTCGCGGATTTGAAAACCTGCATCTTCAATCGCAACTGCCATGCGGTGATAAGTGCGAGAGCCAGAGAAGGCGATGAGATGACCGCCCGGCTTCAAGACTCGAAGCGCCTCGCGCCAGACCTCGACATTGAAGGCGATGCCAGATGCATCCCATGACTTGCCCATGAATCCGAGTTCGTAGGGAGGATCGGTGACGATGGAATCCACCGAGTTGTCGGGCATCTCCTTCATTGCTGCGATGCAGTCATTGTTGATGAGCTTCATTTCTTTCCCCCTGCTTTCATTTTCATTCGGCGCTTGCTGATGGTGAATCCGTTGTCATTCAATTCCTTGAGCATTGCTCTGGTCACTCTGATTGGCGTGTCTGGAAGGTGGAACTGAAACTGCTTCCACAATCGGCTGGCAATCAATCGTTCGGCTTCCTCAACCTCGGTCACATCACTCCCTGCCATGCTTCTCTGATGTGGTCATCACACCATTGGCGAGTGTCGGGATAGGAGCAGCCATCGGTGTGACCTTCGACAATGACCTTGACAACTAGCTCTGGCTCATTTTCTTCATTCATTCCCCTGCCTCCATAGTCCATTGATTCTCTTGCCATCGCGTGTGGTAATGGCACAAGTTGATGATGCCAAGACCCGAAGTGTTATAGTCGAAATAGAGAGCGAAGTCTGACTTCTCATCGCATCGCTCAATCATCCCTTCGGCATTCTCGAACATGAATCCGCAAGCAGGTTGGAATGGCATGGTGCGCTTCCAATGTGCTGGTCTGACCTTTGCCATCTCATCCCCTGCCTGTTGTTGTTGTGCGGTGTCGGGAGTTGAACCCGAATCGCTTCCCCACGATCGCGAACCTGCCACCGCTATCATCACCGACTTTCCCCAAAGTCAGC